TATAATTGCTTTTCATGGCAATTCCTCAATTTTGATATAGATTCCTACTGTATCTGCCCAGAACTTTTCTGCTATTTCGCTGGCCACTTGTGCATCATCTTGCCAGTATCCAAGTTTCGTCATGCAATCCTTGAGCAACTTCTGCAGATTATCTGTATCTGGCTTTGTGGTCTTGTACTGGCCATCGTAGCTTTTTTTGATACGAGGAAAGCACCATCAAATACTTTCATCTAAACACCTCCCCTCCATCTGAGTACCATTTGTTTTTAAGTACATGACGTGCAATCTCGCATTGCACTTGTGGTTTCTGATAATAATCCACTTTTTCCTTGTGCTTTTTAATAGCTTGCATAGTGTGAATTGTAACAATCGCTGCCCATGTGATAGACATCAAAGTTGTAAGTACCATAACGATTTCAATTTTTGTCATTTTTCTGTTTCCTTTTCAAATTGGTTTAGTACTGTCTGAAATATATCCAAAAGTAGCTTTTGAGGTATATTAGACCGTTCATTGTATGATTTAGAAAAATTATCCCATTCAATTTCTGCTGGATTTATATCATTGTTGAGATTTAGAAATAGATTGCTTGCAAATTTGGTCGGTTTTTGCAAAGGGTAATCATAGTTGTTGTACCTTGTTGGGTTTTTATAGGGCAATGGAAAGCCTATGATAGTTTCTATATACTTCCATAGTCTCCCTGTTGCTGGATTTTCAATTATCCAATACTTAGGCTGATACCTCTTTATGATTTCAATGGTATTAAAGGCGCATAGCTCACCATTAACACGTTTCATAAATTGCCTATCATACTGATAATTATTGTACGCATCCTCATATTCTTTGTTCGCTCTAATAGTAAACATGCTAGGTGGTATTTGAGGCTCAAATAGACTATCTGATAAATCTTCCTTTTTCCAACAAGCGTTGCCATTTGCCATCGCACTAGCACTTGACCAACTCTCACAAGGTGGACTTGCTATGATTAAATCTGGATGTGGTAGCTTGTCAAGTGTATCAAACAGCTTATTATCCCCAAATAGCCGTGAGTAATCAGCAAGGTTTAGAGGGATAAAATGATTGTTCTTGTTTTCAATATCGATCCCAATCGGATATACTTCAATATTCGCCCCCCCGAACTATTAAGCGTGTTGATAGCTTTAGTATATGAGCCGTTACCACTATCAAACAACGCCCATACTATCATTTTCTGCACTATATCACCCTCTCATCTTATTTCTGATAGTGAAAGAGTGTTTAGGTGGTGAATCCTCAAAGGCATCTTGAAACTCTTGGTTGATTTTGCGAATATTAAACGGCTCGTAAGCGTGGAAATAATATCCATACTTATCAAGTTTACCCTCAACACCAGTTGCCCATGCCAAGAATACTGTTTGCTTGCAGGTTGGGCATGTAATCCCTTTTCTATGCGACCCGGTTTTCATCATCTTGCAAAAACCACAAAACGGACATTGTAAATCTACCTTTACTCTTACGCTTTCTCTATCCATGAAAATCCTCCCATGTTACAACACCTGAAATAATACAAGTCTTATTGATTCGACTTGCTAAAGTATCAGCGTTATAGATACCATGAGTTGTTTCTATAACACTACCGTATATCCTCTTTACCTGGACTATATTGTGAAACTCCCCGTTTCTAAGCACTTTCACATAGTCTCCTACTTTAATTGTTAAATTCATATTCCCCTCATCCTAATCCAACGGTACAAGTCGTCTTGCTCTGTTTGGGTTCGTTCGCCTCTTGTAAGTTGGCGTGTTGTAGTAGTGTATTGTTTCTATTTTTACATTAAACTGTCTGGCTAATTCCTTTACAGTACCCATGCCCAACAGTTCATCGCCTTTGTAGAGGGCGTACTCCTTTTCTGGCACGATCATAGGCGTTTAAAACGGCAAATCATCATCACTGATATCCAATGGATTTGTCGGTCTGCCAAATGGATTGTTATCACGGGTGAAATCAGGAACTGGATTTGTTGTGTTCCCCTCAAAGAAACTACCTTGTTGTCCGTAACTATTTCCATTTTGGAAATTGTTCCCTGTGTTATTTCCGTTTTGGAAAGAACTGCCCTGGTTACTGTAACCCTGTTGCTGATAACCGCCATGATGATCTTGATGTCCTTGATTATTTTGCTGACTGTTACGACTTTCTAGCAATTGGAAATTACTAGCAACAACCTCTGTGACATAAACACGTTGGCCTTGTTGATTATCATAACTACGTGTTTGAATTACTCCTGTAACTCCGATAAGAGAGCCTTTTTTAGCCCAATTAGCAAGATTTTCAGCTGACTGTCTCCAGATAACGCAATTGATAAAATCAGCCTCACGCTCTCCAGCCTCGTTCTTAAATGGACGGTTTACAGCAAGAGTAAACGTAGCAACCGCAATATTAGATTGCGTGTATCTTAGTTCAGCATCTCTTGTAAGTCGCCCTACTAAAACAACGTTATTTATCATTTTGCGCCTCCTCTTTTATCCATTTTCCATTGATTTTTTTACCTTGACGGTCTTTTATTTCATTCCATGCAATTTCAAAACAAGCATCAAGCATTGTCCCCTCGTTTACTGAGATTTTTGAAAGAATACCCGTAAAGTTACGTATATGAAATTGGATTTGTGTAAGCGTGTTGATAATGCCCGGATTAAATACTAGATCAAGCAACCTGCTAGACATTAAACCAATTTCTTTAGTTGCGTATAAGAGTAAAGTTTCCGTTGATATCTTACCTCTCTCATACCTTGTGTAGCCGTTCCTATGAGGGTTTAGCATAATATCCTTTTTAGTAAAGTTCATTTGTTCGGTAAACACGGTTAGAGCAACCATAATATCGCCGATTGCATCCTCAAGCTCTTTATGATTGCTTGAGTGTTTTGCCTTGTTCAATTCTCCGTACTCCTCAAGGATTTTTTGCATTTGAGAGAGAGGAGTTTCTTTGTCAATCTCTCTCTCAATAGCCCAATCTGTCACATTTTCAATCAGTTCATTAAATTTCATTGAGCATACCTCCTGCTGCAATATTCACGTTCTAAGCTATCTAGCCCCACTTTTAAATACTCGATAGAGTAGATAGCAAGGCTTTTCTTTTCAATTTGTGTGAGAGGCCTGTTAGCCTCCTCAAATTCTAAAATAAGTTGATACTTTCTAAATTCCACCTAACCCTCCAAAGTTTCAAAACCGATAAAGTTATCCTCAAAATATTCTTGTGTATTTTCCCACTGTTCTAAACCACCGTGCAGTTCAAGACGTACTACTTTTACCAAAGGCTCGCTAGGCTCAAATTTTGCCACCTCTCGCGCATTGTTTTGTGGTTCTGGTGTAATTGTACCCTGCTCCAAAATCTCGCCTGTTTCAGCATCGTAAGCCTTGATATTCGCATTAGCATTTTTCTTGGCCGATTGAGCAATTTCTTCAAGTCGTTCAGCTTTTGCTTTTTCTTGAGCCTCTTTCTGCTCTTTGCGTGCAATCTCAGCATCACGATCTGATTTCATCATCTTGAGAATATCAACAAGACTCTTACCATCTTCAAAATGTCTGATATAGCTGTCAGCTGGCAAATCGTACTCTTGAGCTTGCTCTTGGATAGCTTGCTTGTTGGCCTTGTATTCTTCCAGGGCATCAAATTCTGAGAGTACTAAGGCATCCATTTCATCAAGTGTTGTCTTTTTCAGCTCATACTTTCCTGTTTTAAAATATTTCTTGAGGCTGTACTCATCGTATTTGTCAGTGAATGTGGATTTTTCAATCCCTGCAACCATACACTTATCCTCAAATGTGGCACGCACGACATCCACGCGCATCAATCGTTCATGTTCATCAATCGCATTAAGTCCTGCTGTGATGTTTGCAATGACATTATCCAATGGCTCAACTGTTTTCTTGTACCACTTCTCAAATTCCTTGTATGGATTATTGATATTGTTTTTGATTTCCTTACGCCGAGTTTCCAACGCCTCTTTTAATTTGTTTAGGCGTGTACGCTCATCATAATCAATCTTGTAAGTGGATGCAGTCACCTCATAATTTGTGTACTGTGCAACGATTGCTTCAAGTTGTTTCTCAACGCTATCATAATCAACATTGATTACTGCAGGTTGAAAATCTACCTTAATTTCTGTCAAGCTATTAGTTACATCTTTTACCATGTTTAATTACCTCTCTTTGCTTTTGCCTTTGCTAGTTGTTCAGTTAAATAGTTTTTCAATACCTCATAGTCGCCAACTTGTACTCTATGAAAATCTTGTAAACCTTTTAATTTTTCAGATAGCACATAGTTAGCAAGCGTATCGAACTGTATCCCTTTAATTTCTGCAATACCACTTATAAGGTCATTAATTTCTTGATACTGAATGTTATCAATGTACCTTACTTGATTTTGTTCTTGGGCTTGCTGGTTTCCTTGTTGTTGCTGTTGACCTTGTTGTTTGGGTTTCTGCTGATCGTTTTGCTTATGATACTCATTGCTATCAGCATCTTTATTATCATCAATCAAGAAAAGACCGCTTAAAGCATATTTTCTAGCATAACTTGATGCTGCACCAGTGATTTGTGAACTATCCATGCCCTTCTTGTTCTCTTCCTCTCTCGCCCTCGCCTTTACTGTGATTTTCTCACCAGTCTCAATATCAACAAATGATATTGTTGCCACAAGATAGTACCGTTGCCCAATGTATTCAATAGTGTCATCCTCAACATAGGTAATTGCATTATTCTCAACAAGTAATGGTTTTAAAGCTTCCATAATATCCTCTGCGTTACGATAGCTGTACTTACCAAAGTTGTTGTATTGCCCTTTAGGTGCTTTTAGATCCCGTTGGATATTGAGTAGTTTTTTGTAAATGGTGTTTGCCATATCATTCTCCTAACCCCTCTAAGGATGCTATGAATTCCACATAAGCCTTATAGAAATTCCCGGATTTTTCGCTATCTCTATAAGCTTTATCAATCAGTTCTTGACCCGTTCCGTAGAAACAGCCTACTCTCCACATTTTATTAGATTTCGTGTAGGTAAAATGCCGTCCGCTTGACCAATGGTTTTTAAAAACGATAACATCCCCAAAATCTGATACTTTGGCATCGCCCCATACTTCGGCATTGCCCGATACTTTGGCATCGCCCCATACTTCGGCATTGCCCGATACTTTGGCATTGCCCCATACTTTGGCATTGCCCCATACTTCGGCATTGCCCGATACTTTGGCATTGCCCCATACTTTGGCATCGCCCCATACTTTGGCATCGCCCCATACCCATGCATCGCCTTTTTGACTTAGATTATCTTCTGTATAGATATATCCGCCAAGATCTCCAGCATCCACATTCCCAAAACTGATTAAAGCTCTAATTCTAAATAACTTCCAGCCCCAGAATGTTATTGTGTCATCGACTACTAATTCATATTTTTTACTCATTTTTGATTCCTCTATTATTTTTAACATAAAAAAATTGTTGTATAGTTAGTATTTACTATCGTGTCATCTTAACGGTTTTAGCCATTTCTTTCTTCCATGACTGACTGCCTCGATATTGCAGATAAGCATCAAAACCTTTGATTGTGACAAGCTGACCATCATTCCTAAGATGTTTCTGTTGGCTAGGTAGCTTTTTCATCTCACGTCTCATGTCTCCTGCTTGTCGTTTTGAGCATCCAAAGATGTGTTCCAATTCTTCATCATTGGCTGAAACTTTTTCAATAATCACATCTTTAATTCTCACGATTTGAACTGTTTCCATTTTTGCTCCTTTCGTGGTATAATTTTCTTGAATAATTTTGTCATGCGCCTGATTGCCGTCAGGTGCTTTTTTGCTATCCCCTTTTCTGCTATAATGTAAGCAGAAAGGAGGATAAAATAATGAAAAAATATATTATTGAACATCTTGCTAATAAGTCATCTACTCTTTCAATCGCTTTCACCAACGGAAAGAGTCATACTTTTTGTGCTGTTGTTGATGAAATTCCTGAAAGTCCCAATTTAATTGAATTGAAACTATCAGATGAACAATATGTCGTGTTAGTCAACATCGACCAAGTTTGTTATATAAACCACAGAAGCTAATCCATAGACTTCAGTAATTTATATGACTTCAATAACTCTGCAACAGCTATAATCGTTGCAGGGTCTTTTTTATCTGCTTCATTCAAAACAGCAGTTACAAACTCGGAAGTTTGATCTAAAACCAATGAATGTTTTGACATATTTCCTCTCCTTTTCCATTTTTGCAAAGTCCTAAATTTTAAATTTCTCTCTTTTATTTATTAAGAGAAGTAGGACTTGTTGTTAATTAATATTTATTGTTAATTAATATTTATTGTTATTTAATACTTGTTGTTAGTTAATATTTATTAGTGCCTAAATTTTCTGATTTGTAAAATACAGATTTGTAAAATACAGATTTGTAAAATACAGATTTGTAAAATAAGGAAATGTAACTGCTAATCTGTGGATAACTTAGATATACTTTCATTCAATCTCTGTTTCATGATTTCAAATTGAAAATCGGATATTTTTACATCTGAGAAAAATCTGAAAACACGAACTCCTTTACCACGTCCCATGCCTTTTTTAACAATTCGTAGGTAGCCATTTTTTTCTAATATTTTGAAGTAGCTATCAACTGTGTCTCGACTAACACCTTTTCTTTTAGCTATCTCCTCTGGATAGACTTGCCAGTTGGGGTGGTTAGCCAGCACCACCATCATGATACCAACAGCTGTAAAATCCAGTTTTGGGTCGTTGATAAAGCTATTACTAACAGCTGTATAATCATCCGTTTTATTTCTGAAAGATAAATTGACAATTTAAATTTTTAAAGTCTGTCATACAGTCTCCTTTCTAAATTTGGTATAATAAAAATAAAAACGTGAGGTACTGAAATGATTTCATGGATTTTAGATAATATGGATATGCTTAATATTATTGCTGCTTGGGTTGGTGCTGTTACAGGTGTTATTGGGCTACTTTATTCAGTTGCAATGAATAGGGCAACTGTTAAAATTTCCAACTGTTTCAAAGATAGAGTTGACCCAAAATCAGATTATCAATATAACTTTGAGTTGGTAAATACCTCAAATGTTGCCGTTGTCATAAAAAGTGTTCAACTTTTTGATATAAACGGTAAAGAAATCTTTGACAACGGTTTTGACCCCAGTTCGGTTGTTCCAAGATATGCAACTGACGAATACGGATTGAGTCGTATTCCTTTGCCTCTCCTTGATAGTAGTTGGTACTCCGAACCATTTGAAGATGAAACAGATCTTTTCCCTAATTCAAGTGTAGGCTTTTCCTACTACTTGAATAAAGCCCCTTACAAGATTAAGGTAACAACAAATAAGCAAATCCATTTTTTCTCTAAATCTAAATCATTCACTCCTATTTACAAAAAATGTGATTAGGTTGATAACTGCACATACAATGTTAATGATTGTTAAAATTGCTAGCATTTTTCTATCTCCTCTCTCAGGTCAATTTAGCAAGTAAAGTTAATTTCACTTCTGCATAGCTGTCCTCGGCTGTGCTTTTTATTTCAAATTCCGTAAGAGTTTTTAACTCTTGACCGTTCAAGAATAATTTATCCTCGCGAATTTTAATTTCTTCCACAGGCTCTCCTTTCTAACCTGTTAGACATTCCTGATTAAGGAACTTGTTGATAAAGTACTGCTGGCCTTTACCAGTGACCTTACTAGTCTTATTGATACTGATATGACCGTCTGCATGCTGGATGTTAGTCTCTTTAATTTCAAATAGACCTAATTCCATTGATTTTTGGGTAGGCATATTCCAACTAGCTCCACGTTTCTTGATAAGATAACCGTTGTCACGTAGCCAGCTAAACAAGCGATTTGCTCCGATTTTGAAACCATTCTGACTGATGAGCTTGGCTAGGTCTCCAACCAAGATAGATGTATGGCTTGCACTCACTGCGTCTGCAAATAACACCTTAGGACGGTCAGCCTCAATCTGAGCCTCCAGCCTATGGACTTTCTTATCCGCCATCAGCAAGGCTCGTGCCATAATCTTCTCAGGACTATTGAAGTCCTTTTCTACTTGAATGAAGTACTGTCTGACTTCTTTTCCTTTGTCGGTTTTCGACATCATTGCTAAGTGTTTTGCAGTGTCCAATGATAAAGCATAGTCTTGCAATTCTCTCATTGCTCCGTTATTTACAACCGTAGTTGTAACTACACTTGCAAAATCGTAATTTTCTTCAAACCCTTTAAAGTTTTGTTCCACCCATTGGCTAAATCTTGTCTTAACTTCAAGGGTTTTATGTAATTGTCTTGCTGATACAATCGGCTCGTGATTTTCATTCACAGTCACTTTAATAATTTCGTTCATGTTTTTCCTCCTACTCCTCAAATCTTTCCGTTGAGTACCTGATTACAACCAGGTGCTTTTTGTTTAATTACATTGTTACCGTTTTGGTGACTTTCTTGGTAAAAAAATATCTTGCAAAGGTTTATCAAAAAAGCTACGCAAGAAAAACATTTCATCTTGAGTAAAAGCGCTCTGCCCCTTCTCTTTCTGACGATATGCAGTTTCTGAAATACCAAGTTTTTGGGCTAATTCTTTCTGAGTAATGCCTTTTTCTTTTCTTAGTTGGTACAGATAAATTTGCACATTACCACCTCCTTATCTTAATTCGTTTATGCTGACTTCCAGTGCATCAGCGATTTTGCACATATTCTTAAAAGAAATACGCTCGGTTTTAATATTTCTGATTGTATTTGGACTGATACCAGCTTTTTCAGCTAATGCCTTCTGTGTCATCCCTTTTTCAATCAACAAAT